AACGCCCCACCAAAAAAGGTGCAGGAATGACCGCCAAAGGGGTAGCTAAGTACCGAAGGGATAACCCCGGTTCTAAGCTCAAAACTGCTGTGACTGGTAAAGTTAAGAAGGGCAGTAAGGCCGCAAAGCGGCGTAAGTCTTTCTGCGCTAGATCTGCAGGACAGATGAAGAAGTTTCCAAAAGCAGCAAAAGATCCAAACAGCCGTTTAAGACAGGCTAGGAAGAGATGGAAGTGTTAACATGGCTGAAAGACCAAGAAATAGAAAAGTTGATAGAGGACTTATCGATCAAGGTGGAGTAACTCCTCTTAGGGCGTTAATGGTAGGTTTGCTAAATCGCAGAGAAAGAAAAAAAGACCGCAAGTATCAAAAGTCTTTAAAAAAAATGGGCATGTTTGATGAGGGCGGTGGTAGAGCCAATGTTCCACCTAAAAAGAAAAAAACAACACCTAAAAAGAATAAACCAATGAAGGTATATAAAACTGCTAAGGGTGGAAAAATAGATGGTATTGCTATTAGAGGTAAAACCAAAGGTACAATTAGGTGACTATCTCAAGATCAAATATACCCAGTCAAATGAAAGGAAGCTCTCGTATGGGATTTCAATCTACAGGTGATGACGCAAAAGACTTAGCAATGCTTAGAGCTGCTAAGAATATAGATGATGGCCCTGTTAGCATGAAAAGAGGCGGCAAGGTTAAGAAGAAGTCTAAAAGCCGTGTCAATGAGGCAGGTAACTATACTAAACCGGGTCTTAGAAAGCGCATATTTAATAGAATAAAAGCGGGTGGCAAAGGTGGCGCTCCGGGTCAATGGTCAGCCAGAAAAGCTCAAATGATGGCTAAAGCTTATAAAAAAGCAGGTGGGGGCTACAGAGATTGAACGAGATAGAGAAAGATCTTAGAAGTTGGTCAGTTGAGGTTTTGGAAGTTCCAAGTCAAGACCTCAAAGGTCTTTCTCCGTGTCCGTATGCCAAGAATGCTTGGGAAAAAGATAAAGTATTAGTAATACAAACTGATGATATATTTGCAGAAAGCTTAAGACAGTGTTCTGATATGCCGTTGACTGACAAAGAACTTATCGTTGTTGCTTCCTATGACATACCAGAAATAAAAAAATTTAATAAGTATGTTCAAAACCTTAACATACTTTTCGATACTCTTCATTGTATGGAGTTTCACCCAGACTATGGGGCAGAAGATGCAGATTTAGACTTTCTATATGATAATGATTGGGAAAGCTCACTAGATAAGCCTTATTGCATGATATTTATTCAAGACCTCGAACAAGTGGTTCGAGCAAGTGACAAGTTACAAACATTGGGTTACTATGATGTGTATCCTGATGAGGAGTATGAAGAGTTAGTCGTTAATAGAAAGAGGAGACTTGATGATGGCTATGAAGCCTAGAGCAATGAAAAAGAAGCCAATAGCAATGAAGCGTGGCGGAAAGAAAATGATGCGTGGCGGTATGGCTAAAAAGCCTATGGCTATGAAACGTGGCGGTAAAGCGAAGAAAAAGTAATGCCGCTAAAAAAGTCACAAAGAAGCCTTAAGAACTGGACTAAGCAGAAATGGCGTACCAAAAGCGGTAAGCCATCTACGCAGGGTCGTAAGGCTACTGGTGAGAGATACCTGCCTTCTGCAGCCATAAAAGCTCTAAGTCCTGCCGAATACGCGGCTACCTCCCGGGCAAAGAGAAAAGGTAAGAAGGCAGGTAAGCAACATGTAAAACAACCAAAGAAGATAGCAAAAAAGACAAGAAGTTATAGATAAATGCCTCGTAATTATCGAAAAGAATATGATAACTACCATAAATCTTCTACTCAGAAGAAGAGAAGGGCATCTCGAAACACAGCACGAGCCAAGATGGTGAAGGCAGGTAAAGCGAAAAAAGGTGATGGAAAAGACGTTGATCACAAGAACGGAAATCCGCGTGATAACTCTAGAAAGAACCTAAAGATGAAAACAAAGGCTAGAAACAGGAGTTTTCCTAGAAACTCTAAGGCCAAGAAACGGTAGGATAAAATGGCAGTCGTTACACCAGATTTACCTGATATATTCGAAGAGGCGTATGAACGTGCAGGTTTAGAGCTAAACACAGGCTACGATCTTCGAACAGCGAGACGTAGCCTTAATATCATGTTGCTTGAGTGGCAAAATAGAGGTCTTAATCTATTCACAATAGATGAAGGCACTCTAGCTTTAACAGCAGGTGTAGAGACGTATAATATGCCTATAGATACCATTGATGTGATTGAGCATCAGATACGGACTGGGCAGGGCGTAAATCAGATTGATTCTGCTTTGCAGCGTATATCCGTTTCAACCTATGCGGCTCAATCTAATAAAAACACTACAGGTAAACCTACTCAAATATTTGTGCAAAGATTAGCTACAGCAACAAAAGTTACTCTTTGGCCTGTTCCAGATACAGCCTACACTTTTGCATATCATCGCTTGAAAGGTATAGATGGGTTAGCTACAGGAGTTGGCACAACAGCCGCGATACCGCCAAGATTTATCCCGTGCCTTGTCTCTGGTTTAGCTTATCAAATAGCTATGAAAAAACCAGAAGCTGCAGCTAGAGTTATGCCCTTAAAACAAGAGTATGAGTATCAGTTTGAGCTTGCAGCAGGTGAAGATGCAGAAACAGCATCTATTAAGTTTGTTCCATATAATACGTTTGTACTGGGTGGTGGATGACAATTGCTAAAGCCAAATATGCTTATGGTTACTGTGACAGAACAGGCTTCAGGTATCCACTGAATGAGCTTGTTGACGAGTTTCAGAATGGCGTAAAGACGGGGTTAAGAGTTGGTAGGGATGTTGCTGATGGCGACCACCCTCAAAACTTTCTTGGCAGAATGAGAATATTTGACCCTCAAAGTCTTGCAAATGCTAGGCCAGATAGATCGTTAGAACAAAGCAGACAGTTATTTGGGTTTAATCCTGTTTGGAACCCTGCACAATACATGACCGCATCTGTAGGTACAGTTACTGTAAACTTCAATGAAAGCCTTGCAACAGTCACAGGTACGCCTCTAACAGCCACTGTTGGCACTGTTATAGCTAATGTGTTTACTGCAAATGCAAACGCTCCAAATGCTGCTATAGGTGGAGTAGGCTCAGTTAATGTACTAGGGGTAGAGGCGATTGCAACTCCAAACGGAGTCTCAGCTACTGGTGGTACATCTTCACCTACCGTTTCAACTAATGTGGCGCAATCTTTTGCTGTTACTGTACAAAGCACTGGATACGGAAATAAGTACTTTATTGATGGCTCACAACAGCCCACAGGAACGCTAAATGAAGGTAGCACCTATACATTTGATCAGTCTGACTCAAGTAACAGCGGTCATCCTTTAAGGTTCTCTACTACACCAGATGGAACTCATGGAAGCGGCGTAGAGTATACAACTGGGGTGACAACTGGTGGTACAGCAGGAAACGCAGGTGCTTATACTAGAATTACTGTAGCTTCAGGCGCACCAACTCTGTACTACTATTGTACAAATCATAGTGGCATGGGAGGCCAAGCGAATACGCCTTAATGGTGGATTTGAAAATTTAAACATGTTAAAATAAGTTCAATTGAACTTTTTTGGAGGTCGAAATGGCAACAAAAGGAAGAAATAAACCAAGAGTGCGCGGCACTAAAAAGATGGTTGATAATATAAAAAGTGCAGGTAAAAAAATTTTAAGAGACAGCGCACCTGCAGCCGTTGTTAGAGGTGCTAGGTCTGGATTTAATAAAATTAAAGAAGTAGTAGATAATGAGAGAAAACTTAAAAAATCTAGCTCTGCTCCGTCTGCATCTCTTAGGCCAAAGCCAAGACCAAAGGCGACTTCTTTAAGGCCAAAAGTAAGACCTACAAAGAAATCAGCAGCAGGTGGAAGCCTTAAGTCAGTTCCTGAAGGAAACAAAGGACTAAAGAAGTTGCCTACGGCTGTTCGTAACAAAATGGGTTACATGAAAAAAGGTGGTTCTTGCCGTGGTATGGGTAAGGCTACAAGAGGCGGAAGCTACGGCAGAATGGGATAAGTTCAAATGAACTATACAGAGTTAACACAGGCTATAAAGGACTATACGGAAAACACAGAGACTTCTTTTGTGGCTAACATTCCTACGTTTGTCCGTCAGGCAGAAGAGAAGATATTGCGTCAGGTTCTCATACCAGAGCTTAGAAAAGCTTCTACTGGTTCTACTGCGGCAAGTTCTCAGTATCTGGCTAGGCCAAGTGATATGATAGCCGTGTACTCTATAGCTATACAGGATGGGAATGGTAACTGGAGCTATCTCTTAAACAAGAACGTGACTTATATGAAAGAAGCATACCCTGCTTCTGATACAGGCTTACCTAAGTATTATGGTCAGTTTGTTGGGGGTACAACAAACACTCCGGGTTTTTTCATATTAGCGCCAACTCCAGATCAAGCCTATCTAGCTCAAATAAATTACTATTACGATCCACCATCTATTGTAACAGCGGGTACAACATGGTTGGGTGACAATGCCGAAACAGCTTTGCTGTATGGGTCATTATTAGAAGCTTATTCGTTTATGAAAGGTGATACAGAACTTATGAACGAGTATAGAAAACAACATCAACTGGCTATGCAAGCATTTACCAAGGTGGGTGGTCTGCTGCAACAAGATGGCTATAGAAATGGGGAGGAGGGCTACGGCCCTGATGAAGCTAATGTTTAAGTTTAATATAGATGTACCAAAAGAACCTATAGTTAACATAAAAACTACAGAGAATAGAGGGTTTACACCTGATGAGGTAGCAGAGAGATGTGTAGAGAAATTGATAAGCGTTTCTGAAGGATCACATCCTGCTATTAGAGATCAGGCAAATGCCTTCAAAAAGCACATGGAAAAAGTGGTTGCATTTTATATGCGAGAAGCTATTCGCAGTGACCGCACAACCGTGTATAATGCCTTGAAAGACGCGGGGCATCCTAAACTTGCCGAACTAATAAGGAGATTATGATATGGCATTTTCTGGTAACTACATGTGTACGTCCTTCAAGCAAGAACTTCTTGAGGGAGCGCACAACTTCAAAAACTCAGGAGGCGATGTATTCAAGTTAGCAATGTATACAAATAGTGCTTCTTTTAACGCAGCTACAACTGCTTACACAACTTCTAACGAAGTAAGTGGATCTGGTTATACTGCAGGTGGTGGGACTCTAGTAAGAGTAGATCCAACAACATCAGGCACAACAGCTTTGACAGACTTTGCTGATCTGACTTTCTCTAATGCTACTGTGACTGCTCGCGGTGCTTTGATTTACAATACTACAACAGGTAGTGGATCAAGCACAACAGATACAGTCGTTGTATTGGACTTTGGTTCTGACAAAACTTCTACAGCAGGTGATTTTACTATTCAGTTCCCTGCAGCAGATGCTTCTAACGCTATTATTCGTATAGCATAGTCTGAAGGTGATGTTGTGGTCAAATTCGCAGATAGAGTTAGGGTAGGTACAAGTACAACTGGTACTGGAACTATAACATTAGGGTCAGCGGAAACAGGCTACCAAACTTTTGCCTCTGGTGGTGTTAGTAACGGAGATACTGTTAGGTATGTAATAGAAGATGGAGTTAGTGCTTGGGAGATTGGGACAGGTGTTTACACTCACTCAGGCACTACTCTAACCAGAGTTTTAACTTCTAGTTCTACGGGATCTCTACTAAATCTTAGTGGTAATGCAAAGGTTTTTATAAGTCCTTCTGCTGCAGATTTAGTTTTAGCTCCTAATGCTTTTAATGTTAACGAGTTTACAGCTACAGCAAACCAAACGACATTTTCGGTAAACTACACAGTAGGCACTATTGATGTCTTTTTAAACGGCGTTAAGCTACTACAGGGAGATTATACAGCAACAAATGGTACAAGTGTTGTCTTGGATCATGGCGCTGCTGTAAATGACAAAGTAGAAGTTGTGGAATATGGACTTGGCGATAGCAATCTTTCCACATTCTCAAACACTTTTACATTGCCCGGATCTGATGGGTCAAATGGGCAAGCGTTAGTTACAAATGGTAGTGGGACACTTAGTTTTTCTACTATCTCTGGTGGGGGTGGAGCTACTGGTGGTGGTAGTGACGAAGTTTTTCACGAAAACTCTACCACAGTTACAACAAGTTATACTTTAACTACAAATAAAAATGCCATGTCGGTAGGCCCGATTACGATAAATAGTGGGGCGACTGTTACAGTCCCTTCAGGAGCTAGGTGGGTGTTGCTATAATGACTGAAATAAAAGTTGATAACGTACAGAATGCAGCAGGTTCAGGAAAACCAAACTTTCCTGTGTCTCCTACACACTCTGCAGGTTCAGCCCTTTCTACGCTAAACACATACTCGTATACATCTTCTGGTTCAGAGCCAAGCAGTCCTAAAAATGGAGCTTTGTGGTGGGACAGCGGCAACGATAAAGTTATGGTTTATATAGCAGGTGAGTTTAAGGAGATTGAGTTAAACGCTTCTTCTGGTGCTACTTTTACTTGGGGCGGTGATAGAGGTGTTTTTGCTTCTGGTTATGCAAGCGGAACTTATCAAAATACAATAGATTATATTAATTTAACCTCTGCAGGTAATGCTACCGATTTTGGTGATACAACAGAAACAAGAAACGGAGCTAGGGCAACTGGAAGCTCAACTCGATTTGTTACTGGTACAGGTTATACTGGAAGTGGCTATAGTCAAAATTTGGATTATATAACCACTGCAACCACAGGAAATGCCTCTGATTTTGGTGATCATACACATACTGGAATTAGTGGATTGAATCATGGTATTGTATCAAGCGGCACAAGAGGATTATTTGCAGGTGGATATTCTTCTAGTCTTTCTGCCAGAGTCAATGAAATCACTTATATAACTATAGCTAATACTGGAAACACGACAGATTTCGGAGACCTTACTGTATCACTAAATAATGCTGCAGGTGCAGGTGATGGGTCTAGAGGTTTATTTGGAGGCGGTCAGAACGCAAGCTTTGGGTATGAAAATACAATAGCGTATGTAACTATTGATACTACAGGAAATGCCACAGATTTCGGAGACCTTACTTTAGGAAGAAAAGAAGGCTCTGGAGCTGCAGATACTACTAGGTCTCTTTTTCTTGGTGGCGCTCCTTCGACAACAACACAAGGGACTGTAATCGATTATGTTACAACTCAAACTGCAGGGAATGCTACCGATTTTGGAGATCTTCTTAGTTACAGGTTTGATGGCGCTGCAAGCAGTAATGGAACAAAGGCAGTAATGACGGGTTATTACGCAGGTGCTACATCAAATGTAATTGAGCAAGTTACTATACAAACCCCCGGAAATGCAACAGACTTCGGTGATCTTACTTTAGGAAGAACTGGACATGCTGGAGGATCAGGAACAGCATCATGACAAAATCAAGAAACAGACAATTCGCAGATTTAGCTGATTCAGCTAGTATAATAGATGGGTCAACAGCTTCTTATACAACGGCAGAAGAAACTAAACTATCAGGTATAGCCGCAAGTGCTAACAACTATGTTCACCCTAACCATAGTGGCGAGGTTACAAGCTCTGCTGATGGTGCAACAGCTATTGCAAGTAACGTAGTTGACGAAGATAATTTAAAAGTAAGTAACTCACCTACAAATGGATACTTCCTTTCAGCACAGTCAGGAAATACAGGTGGATTAACTTGGGCAGCTCCTCCTGCAGGTTATTCAGATAGTGACGTTGACGCACACTTAGCAACAGCAACTGTTAACCTCGATGCTTCAAATGACCGATTAGGTATAGGGACTAGCTCCCCTCAGAATAAGCTTGACATTGAACATACAACTAATGGGTTTCTCACACTCAGAAGATCATCTCCTAGCAGTGGTACTGGTGAGTTCGCAATCAATGTAGAAAGCACCAGTCAGCCAACATTTGCTTTTGATAGCACAACAAACCTTGTATTCGGCACATCGACTGATCCAAGCGCTCAAAGTGGATTCACAGAAAGAGCAAGAATTACTAACGCAGGAGTTGTTCAAGCTGCTACATTTAACGCCACTTCAGACGCAACTTTAAAAACAAACATCGTACCAATACAAAACCCATTAGATATATTAGAAAAAATAACAGGCGTTTCTTTTGATTGGAGAGACAATGAAGGAAGCGCAGAGGGTGTATTAGCCCAAGATGTAGAGCAAGTTCTGCCCAACGCAGTTTCAACAGATGAAAAAGGTAAGAAGTCAGTAAGCTACAACAACCTAGTCGGTGTGCTTATTGAGGCAGTTAAAGGTCAACAAGAACAGATTAACAAGCTGAAGGATAAATTAAATGGGCTTTCAGGTTAACGGTGTTGAGTGGATTAATAGCAGTGGGCATTTTACCCAAGGTTTAAAAACTGCACAAAACACTGCTATGACTGGTACAGGCTCGATGACCACTAATACGGCGGCTGTTGGAACCTTTGGTACTAGTCGTAACACCGTAGGTAGTGTTACGCTTGGTGTTGCTTATGATGGTTCGCCTACTTATAGTGCAACCGCTTTAAACACTTTTCAGTTTGCCGCTGGTGTCCCCGGTGGTTGGACTATTGCAGGGATAGAACCCTATGGTTCAGGTAGCCCGGGTTCTACTATAAGGGATATGGTCGATATGAATTTCAGTTATGGCGCTTATCCATTTTACGATAGTAATTGGCGGTTAGCTCAGGGTTGGTGGGGTGGCAGCTCACATTTATCAGGGCAAACCCAAAACTCAGATTATGTTAGAAATTTTTCTGGAACTTGGAGTGTTTATTCCCCCGGATCGGAACGAGGTTCTAGCTATTGGCCTAGCAATATATACATGAGGATTGCGTAATGGCTTTTCAAGTAAATGGAACAGCAGTTATAGATGGCTCAAGAAACTTTCAATCTAGTGCTTTTCCTAAAACAGTAAATGGTTTTAGCATAGTGGGTTCTGGTGATATGAAATACGTCAGACCTACAACTTATGGTGCTGTCGGAACTTTTACTATTCAGTGTTGTTCTACTTCAACAGGTAGTAATAATTTTAATTCAGGAACAACTGTGGCAGGGTCAACTTTAATGGTTTTGGTAATAAGTGGAAGGTATTATTCTTTTGACACAACAAGAGGTCATAATACTTCTGATTTACAATCTTATGCCCAATCTGGAACATGGCGTTCTCTTAGTCACCAAGCATTTGATACAAGTGCAGGTAAGCATATGAATATACTTTGGGCTAGGATTTCATAATGGGGTTTCAGATAAACGGCACAACAGTTTTAGATTCTAGTGGCATACAAAACAATGCAAATAGTTTTAGAACATTGGACGGAAACAGCATCTTAGGATCTGGTAATATCACTGACAGTGGCCCGGCTGATGCTTTATACTATGGTAAAGTTGGTGTTTATACTTGGTCAAATTATATACCACCTGTTACATCAGGACAGGCAGTATCAAATGTTGATACCACTGCTACAGTGGCAGCAGGTGGAACTGTTCCAGCAAGTCATCTTGGCAAGGGTGACCAACATTTGACATTTGAGTATTTTGTGGGAGTTATGGAACCTTCTCAAACAACTGGTTGGTATAATACATCATCAATAACAGGTAGGCCAAATGCTCATGCTAGCCCACTTTACACAGGATATTCGGGAACATATCGAAATATGCTCGCACCAAAAAAAGGACGATATGCAAGTCTATGGATAAGGATTTCATAAAATGACAACACCCAAAATCTGGCATATAGAAGAAGTTAGAAATGCAAAATCTTTAAACGAAGAAAATACTGATTTTGATTTAGAAATTAATCATCCAGAGTTTGGGTGGATACCTTACACCTTAACACCTGACGATCCTGATGGAAGCATTAGTAACTCTGAATTGTTATCTATGATGGGGTCAAGTTACGCACAATATGTTCCACCAACTTCTGAAGAAATAATCACACAGCAAGCGGCATCTGTAAGGTTTCAGAGGGACATGTTGTTGAAAACGCATGTTGACCCTATAGTTTCAAATAACTTGCGTTGGAATGATATGACTGATTCACAAAGAACGGAATGGACAGATTATCGCACAGCATTGCTCGATATAACTGATCAGTCAGGCTTTCCGCAAAATGTGACTTGGCCTACTGTCCCTGAAGGCTATGGATTTAGATAGGAAGTAATATGAGTACACTAAGAGTAAACACCATTACGAATAATGGAAGTGCCGTTGACCTACCTCAAAAATTTAAGATAGGCGGAAGCAACGTAGAGCAAGGATATACAGCTAGTGGAAGTGAACCTAGCAGTCCTGCAACAGGTGACTTTTGGTGGGATAGCAGTAACGAAAAACTGTACAGATATATCAGTGGTGAATTTAAAGAGTTAAGTCTGGCTGGATCTTCTGCTCCTGTCTGGGGTGGTTTAAAAGGTTTTACCACAGGGGGCGGCGCTTACACTAATGCTGCAGGTTCTGGTAACCCACAGGGGCCAAGTAGTGGTTATCTGCAACAGATAGATAACTGGACTATAAATGATAGTACACAGGCTACTGATTTTGGTGATCTTAATATGACTCAACCTAACTACACTTATGGAACGAGCAATAATACAAGAGGTGTAATTGCTTCTGGTTACCAAGGTAGCGGAACAGCCGCAAATCAACTAGACTACATAACCTGTGCCACAGCAGGAAATGCTTCTGATTTTGGTGATCAGACTGTTGATAGAACAACTAGTATGGGATCTGTTGGTAATGGAACTCGTGGTATCTACGGTGGCGGATATAGTTTTGGTCAAAGCGGTTACATTAACACCATTGATTATGTAACTATCGCTAATACAGGTAATGCTGTAGACTTTGGGGATCTGTTAGGAGGGGAATCTGGTAATACAGGCGTATTGAAAAGTGGAGCCTCTTCTAATGACGAAACTACTGGGCTGTTCATGGGTGGGCATACACAAAGCCCGTATACTTATCAAAATAGAATACAAAAAATAACTATGGCGACAGCAGGAAATGCTACTGATCATGCAAATCTTACTGCAGCAAACGCATATTTTTTAAAGGGTGTAATATCTGATAATACAACTGGAATAGTTGGAGGTGGTTATAACGGCTCTCAAGATGTTCAGTCTATAGATAGATTTACTATTGCCACTGGTGCAAATGCTACTGATCATGGAGATCTACCTAATGGCGTTAATGATGGAGCCGCTGTTTCTAACGGTACTTACGGAGAGTTTGCAGGAAGTAATTTGGGAGCAGGAGTTGCCAGTGGCCCCAACCTTGATGGAAGAAGGTATGTAGTTACCATAGCAACCGCAGGTAATGCCTCCTTTATAGGAAATCTTGCTATTAGGTGGTATAGTACTTCGGGTTTTTCTGGGGCTTAGAATATGAGTACTGCCGAAGAAGTTACAAAAATTAGTGACAGGGCAGGAACAGGTGCGGTCAACTTTTCTAATGGTTTCAATGTAAACGGTTCTGACAGTGGCATCTCAAGCTTCACGCACACAGAGGGAGCAAATGAACCAAGTAGTCCTAGCAATGGGGACACATGGTGGGATAGCGATAATGATATATACAAAGTATATATGAATAACGAATGGAAAGACTGGTTAGGAACCTCCACTCCTGCATTTGGTTGGGGCGGTGATAGAGGGATTACCGCAGCGGGAGATGGCGCAAGCACTTATAATACTATCGACTATTTTGATATAACTTCAGCAGGTAATGCGACTGATTTTGGTGACACATCGAGCGGCGCTAATAAAGTAGCAGCTATAAGCAATGCTTCAAGAATAGTTATTGGTAGTTTGCCGCCAAGTAACACACAGACTTTAGAATATATTACATCTTCTACAACAGGAAACACTACAGACTTTGGTGATCTAGTACAAGGGATGAGTTATTGCGGTGCGGTTAGCAATGGAACTAGAGGAGTTTGGGGCAGCAAATCGAACAGTGGAGCTATGGAATACATTACTATAGCCAACACAGGTAATGCTACATCTTTTGGGTCTTTAGATTCTTCGAATTATTTTGCTAATAATGGCCCCGCTTGCGGTAGTGATGGAAGTAGAGGACTATTTGCAGGTAACGGTAATGGGTCTAGTATCACAAACGAGATTCAATACATAACAATAGATACAACAGGAAACGCTACTAATTTTGGTACTCTAACTACTACATGGAGAGATTTTTATGGGTTTCAAAAAGTCTCCGATGCCACAAGAACAGTTTTTGGTGGAGGTTTGTCTACAGGAGGTAGCAATAATACTATAGACTATGTTACAACTGGAACTACAGGAAACGCTACAGATTTTGGAGACATGACTACTGGAGTAAGAGGTTGCACAGGTACATCTAACGGCACTGTTGGTGTTTGGATGGGAGGATATACTTCTACTACTGTAAACACTATTCAGTCTGTAACTATACAAACACCCGCAAATGCTGCGGATTTTGGCGACTTAACTGTTGCAAGGTATGAAAACGCAGGATCATCAGGAGCCGCATCATGAGTGAATTCCTAAAAGTTACAAAACTTAGCGATAGAGCAGGTACTGGCGCTGTTAATTTTTCTAACGGTTTTAACATAAACGGTTCTGATAGCGGTATTTCAAGCTTTACACATACAGAAGGAGCTACCGAGCCTAGCAGCCCATCCAACGGAGATACTTGGTGGGATAGTGATAATGACATCTATAAAGTCTACATGAATAATGAGTGGAAAGACTGGCTTGGAGCTACTGCTCCCACTAGTAATGCTTGGAGTGGTGATAGGGGTGTTATCACTGGTGAAAGTTTTACAAACTACGAAATTCAATATTTTAACATAGCTTCAACAAGCAACGCAGCAGATTTTGGTAATCTTAGTGTAACTAGGGGTTTTAAGCTAGGTTCTTGCGGTTCTAGTACTAGAGGTACTTTTGCGGGAGGTTACGCTAGTAGTGCAAGAAGAGATGAAATAGATTATATTACACATTCCACAACAGGTAACGCCACGGACTTTGGAAATCTTGCTACAGCAAGGTCTTATGGGGGTGGTTGTGCTAACGGAACAATAGGGCTTTATGCGGGCGGGATAAATGCTTCATCAAGCTATGTAAACACAGTAGAGTCTTTCACGATAGCCAACACAGGAAACGCTGCGGATTTCGGAGACCTGTCAAGCGCTAATTATGGTAGATTAGGGTCTGGCAATGATGCGACTAGAGCTGTGTTTGGAGGGGGGAGAAGTGGGGGAACCTCAAATACAATAGATTATTTTACCTTTGCTTCAGCAGGAAACGCTACAGATTTTGGAGACTTCTTATCAACTCAGCAGGATCTGCAAGGCTGTTCGGATGCAACCAGAATAGTTTTTGGTGGTAACGCAGGAGGATCAAATGTGCTTCAATATCTTACAACGCAAAGCGCAGGAAATGCTACAGATTTTGGTGATCTTACAGTAAATTTAGATGGAGCCGCAGGTGTGGCAAACTTAACAAAAGGAGTTTTTGCAGGGGGTATTACGCCTAGCAACCCTGCTAATAACTTAGAAATCATAACGATCCAGACCACAGGAAACGCTACTGATCATGGAGACCTTGCAGAAGCACAGTCTTATCCTGTAGCTTGTTCAGGAGCGGCATCTTAAAGGAGAAAAAAATGGGAAAAACTAAAAAGAAAACTAACGTAGTAACGAAGCCAATCACGTTTTCGTTGCCTATAGAGGCGTCTGAGAATATCAATCAGGTAGCTGCTGCGCGGGTGGCAGAGAAGTTACCAGAGATAGATCAGGCAACTAGAGCGTTTGATCGTAATAACTCAGCGACAACTCTGTCTATGATGACGCTCACTATGCTTAACGGTCACTCACCTCACCGTATGCTTCGTCAGATTACAGCAGAGGTAGAAAAGCGTAAGATGGCACTTGCAGACGCGCAGGTCTCACATGCTGAGAAACGTGTAGAAATACTAGACCTCGAAGAAGAGGATGATGTTGTATCTGAGGCAAAGCTCAAAGCAGCCCGTCATGGCCTGACAATGATGGAGCATAAGATAAACGGCTCTATCAAAGACATTGCGGTTCTTATCGATAGCTATGAAAACATAAAAGAGAAGTGGGACATAGACGAGTGGGACGAAGAGTCTTTCGAAAGAGAAGAGAAGCGTCACCATGTGCGCCGTGGCTTCGAGCTTATGTATCGAAACTTGATGGACGGGGGCAGAGTATCAACTTCGACAATAGAATACATGCAGCAATATGGCGTTCATCCACAGGTGGCTATGACTGAGGTCTCTGGGTATATACAGCATACCGCACAACGTATTAAGAACCATGAGCTACCTCACTCTAACGATCTAGAAGAGTTCATGGATTTAATGGCTGATAAGTATTATAAGAATGCAGATAAAACTGCTGAAAGAATATTCGGTAAATCAGATTTTCTGAATCCTGAATATATGTTAAGGTTAGAAAAATCGGAGAAAAAAGATGATACTTGAATATAAAATGCATATGACTGCAGAGGGCATGAAAACTCCTGAGTGGATAGAAGATGGTGGGTACTGGGGTAAATCAGACCATACTTACGTTGGCTGGTCACCAGATGAGTCTGATAGAGAATATTATATTCCAGATACAGTAACCACTCTTACAGCAACAGAGCTAAACACTAGAGTACTGGCGCTTCACAGTGCTAACGCTTTCCAAAAAGATGACCCCGACAGCGATGATCCTAGTGCTACAGTAGACATGACTAACGATGAAGTGTCGGCGATGGTTACTGCTTGGGTAAACGCTAGAGAGTCATAGGAGAGCCTTAGATGTTTGGCTTTCAACCCCTCGCAAAAGTTCCAATAGCTGATGATGTTATTGATTCAGTACCAGTATCTCTTACTGCTACTGGAGTATCTGGAACTGGGCAGGTTGGAAGTGTAGTAATATCAGGTGCTAATGACACACCTGCGGTAGGACTTGAGGCTAGTGTTGGCCCTCATGCTACAGTTACCTTTACTGTTACAGTAGCTAATAGTGGGTCTGGAAATAAGTTCTACATAGATGGTGCAGAAGCACCAACGCTTAATCTTGTAAGAAATACAACATACGTCTTTGACGTATCAGATAATTCAGTTTCAGGCCATCCACTTGCTTTTAAAGATGGGAGTGGAAATAGCTATACTACAGGAGTAACCACTACAGGGACTGCAGGAAATTCTGGAGCTAAAGTTACTTTCGTTGTCCCAAGTAATGCCCCTGATTCTCTTAGGTATTATTGTACTGTTCACGGTAATGGTATGGGTAATACCATTGCGGTATCAACTCTAGACTTCTCTGTATCAGGCGATGCAAACGTAGGCGTTACAGGTATTGCAGCTACTGGCGGTTCTTCAGGAGTTGTAGCTGAGACAGGTATAGGCGTTTCTGTAACAGGTGTGGAGGGAGGAACTCCGAACCCCTTTACTTCTGTTGGCTTTACAGACGTAACTATAATAGCAATAAGCAATATTACAGTTGCGGTTAGTGGTGTTGCTGCTTCTGGTAATGTTGGTTCTACAGGAGCCGCTATACCAAAATCTGTTGATGTTGGAGGCTCTCAAGCAACAGTTAGCACAAATGGAGTGACTGTAGGCGGTGCAGCAGACGTAGCTGAGACAGGTTTTCAAGCATCTTCTGCAGTTGGTAGCCCGACCATAGTCGGTACGGCAAATGTAGCGGTAAGCGGTTTGTCAGGCACAGGTGCTGTTGGCTCTGCAAGTACTGCCATACCTATAACAGTCTCCGTAACAGGTGTGACTTCTAGCACTGCAGTGCGTGGTGTTGAGATCGTTATCCCAGTAAATGTATCGGTTACAGGGCCATCATCTACTGGTACTGCAGGTTCTGCAACCACAATAGGAACGGCAGACATACCATCAACAGGCCTTGCAGCTTCTACATTTGTTGGTTCTGTTACAAGTACCGCTACAGCGAACATATCGGTAACTGGTATATCCGCAACCATAGCTACAAGTTCAGTTACTCCGTACATATCGTTCCCAACAACAGCCGATGGGTCTACTGGTCTTGTTGGAAGCGTGACAATAACAGGTAGGAGTGGGGTTGCAGTAACGGGGGTATCTACAGGCACTCCACTTGTTGGTCAGGTAAGGATGTATAATTCGGTAGATCCTTTACAGGAAACTTTGGCAGATCCGTATTCACCCTTAGTTATAGACGTTCCAACACAAGATGTGTATACTGACATAAATTTAACTGTTGATGAATCTGCTCCCCCTGTATGGTCAGATTTAAACATAGAAGATGAAGCAGCGTAGAGAAATAAGTTCAATTGAACTTTTTATAGGAGCATAAAATGCCTAGTACATTTACAACAAACACGGGGATAGAGAAGCCCGCTTCTGGTGAGCAATCTGGTTCTTGGGGCATAACCGTAAATACAAATAGTGATATTATAGACCGTGCGATCAACGGTGTTGTTAGTTTATCTCTGGTAGGCACTTCTAGTAACCTTACCACGAATAACGGAAGCACATCGGATGGTCAGTATAAAGTTTTAATTTGTACAGGTACTCTAGCTGCAGCTCATACTATCACCATACTGCCCTCAGACGCACAAAAAGTTTACTATGTAAAGAACGATACAAACCAAACAGTTACCCTATCTCAGGGTTCTGGGGCAACTACAGCAAATGTAACTACTGGGTCTTTTGCAATCATATATGCTGATGGTAACAACAATGTTGTAAACCTATCCTCTAACACGCAGCTAGGACAACTAAAACAAAATGGAGTTGCCATAACATCAACCGCTGCAGAACTTAATGTGCTTGATGGTATAAGCGTTAGCTTAGAAGCCGCTGATCTAGATCTTTTAGACGGAGCGGTAAAAAATACTGTGGTTAATCAAAAAGCCGTTATCTACGGAGATAGTGGTGAGGTTCAAGCAGGATTGGTAGATTTTGGGGCGTGGACTATAGATGAGGCAGGTGGTAAATTAGTTTTTTACTATAATGGATCTGCTAAGTTTAGCATAAACTCTTCTGGCGCAGTAGTCGCTGCAAATGATGTGACAGCATATGGATCACCGTAATGGGCTTACCAAACGCAGGAGTTCCGTTAAGTTTAGATGATATCCAAGATGAGTTTGGTGGGTCTAACCCAATAGGTTTGTCTGAATACTTTTCTGCTGCTTCTGGTGTACCTGCTGATGGTAATCCTATTTCTATAAGTGATTTTTACGGCACAGCAAATACTGTTACTTTTAGCTACGAAATTATAGGTGGTGGCGGAGGTGGTGGCTATGGCCTAGAAGATGGTTACGGCTCTACTGCTAGAGCGGGGAGTGGAGGAACTTCTTCGATTACAGGGTCTGGTATGACCACAGTAACTGCATCTGGAGGACAAGGCGGAAGACACGCTGTTATTTCTTGGAGTACAGGCGTAGGTAGTGAGGGTGGAGATTCTTATTATGGCGTAGGGCCGGGGCAAACTGCTAACGGCGTTGCAGGGGCATCAGCGGTATCAACTCATTATGGCGCAGGTGGTTCAGGTGGTGGTGGAGATTCTCCTAACAAATTCGATAGCTCAGGAGGTAAAGGAGAAGGTGGAGCTGCTGCGACTAGGTATACAGGAACACGAGAAGTTGTAAGCGGAACTACTATTACGATAACTATTGGAGCTGCAGGTGCAGGAGGCACTGGGGGCAACCACGCAGGTGGTAACGGAGCGGCAGGTTATGCAAGAATTACAGTTGGTGGCAACGTGTATCCTTTTACATCCAGTGGAACTTTGACATTAAGTAGTTAGGATAAAAATGTCTTATATAGGAAAATTATTTGCTCATCTTCATCCGTCCACAAACGAGTTAGATTCAGCAATTCTAAATAAAACAACAGAACTCATTTATTGTTATAGAGACGGTGTCGAAAGCGTAACTTTAGTGGTTGATAATAGGCAGACCCTTAGAGATTTAGTCGGTGACTTGCCTCCAGAAATATACAATACAACTAGGTATGGAGTAGATCTAAGTAGTATTGGAACTGATAAAGTTAGAATATATCTCAATTCTCATTCCAGTGAAGAGCATATAATAGGTTATTACTTTTCTAGCGATAACAAAGTAGTCCAAAAGAAAAACTACAAAAAAACTGATACTACCGATGCATTGATCGATAGGTATGAATCTGATGGCACTGAAATATCTATAGATGAAGTTGAAGTTGTTGCATCCAGAGCCGACTGGGGCGGAAGTAGTTCATTAGCCGATAGTTTAGAAAAGATTGCTTCAGATAATAATTTTATACTAGTATATTCTAAGAGAGAAGGTAAGGATCAAAGCTATATAAAAGTAGCCGCTTATTGAGGGTTTTTAAATGGTATTACAAAAAATGGAATTTAGGCCCGGAATAAACTCGGAGCTTCCTGATTACGCCAATGAAAACGGTTGGAGTGATGGGGATAAGATACGGTTCAGAGAAGGTTACCCAGAAAAAATAGGTGGTTGGGCTGCTAAAGGTGAAAATCAGTTTATAGGTTCTTGCCGTGCATTAAAGCCTTGGTTGACGTTAGAATCAGATAGATTGGTAGGGGTGGGTACGCACCTTAAATACTACATAGAAGACGGTGGGGTCTTTTATGACATTACACCAATAAGAAACACAACCGCAGCGGGAGATGTAACTTTTTCTGCCACAACTGGTAGTCATGTTATAACTGTGACAGATACAAACCATGAAGCTAAACTAGGTGATTTTGTTACGTTTAGTGGGGCTGTTGGCCTTGGAGGAGCAATAACAGCAGATGTTTTAAATCAAGAATATCAAATACAAACAGCTACAAACAGCACTTATACGATAAATGCTAGGACAGCAAATACAGACGTAAACCAATATTATGATGGTGGGGTTATAAATGATGCTGCAGCATATGTATCAGCGACATCAGGAGATACAAACACTGGCGGCTCAAATACAGTAGGCGCTTATCAAGTGCAGTCTGGTGTGGATACATCTACATTTGGCAATGGTTGGGGTGCAGGTACATGGTCTAGAGGCGCTTGGAACTCAAGAGCTTCAGTCAATGTTTTGGCAGAGACATTAAGATTATGGCAACATGATACTTTTGGTGAAGACCTTATTTTTTGTGTACGAGATGGGCCAATATTCTACTGGGACACATCTGGCAGTGTTTCTCAGAGAGGTGTATACTTATCAGCCCTTACAAGTGCGAGCAACACACCTTTAGTAGCAAAACAGGTTATGGTGTCAGATATTGATAGGCACGTTATAGCTTTTGGCTGCAACCCGCTTGGATCTAACGTACAAGACCCTCTTCTTATTAGATTTTCAGATCAAGAAAATCCTGCGAATTGGACACCTTTAACTACTAATACAGCAGGGGATCTCCGTATAGGTTCTGGTACAGCCATAGTGCAAGCGGTTGAGACAAGACAAGAGATACTAATTTTTACAGACCAAGGTCTACACTCTATGCAGTTTATAGGCCCACCTTTTACTTTTGGTATAAACAGGGTTTCAGAGAATTTAAGTATTAGAAGCCCTAACTCTGCTGTTGCTATAGGTGATAATGTATATTGGATGGGTGTTGATCAATTTTATGTGTACTCAGGTAATGTCGCTCAACTTAATTGCACAGTAAAAGAGAAGGTACTTACAGATATTAATAATGAGCAGTCAGAAAAAATATTTGTTGGTGTAAACTCTGGCTACGGTGAAATATGGTGGTTCTATCCATCGTTAGAAAGTGATAACATTGATAAGTACGTTGTCTATAATTACAACCAAGACATTTGGTATTATGGTACTTTAGACAGAACCGCATGGATAGATATGGGTGTAGACGATTACCCAATAGCAGCGGGGACAGATGGTAAACTTTATTTCCACGAGTTTGGGCATGATGACCAAAGCACTCCAACGCCAACTGCAATCAATGCTTTTGTGCAATCTGCTCCCATAGATTTAGGAGATGGTGAGGTCTTTAGCTATGTTCGAAAGCTAATACCTGATGTAACTTTTAGAAACAGCACTAATGCTGCACCGACAGTAGATTATACCATAGACGCTTTTAACTATAATGGCGGTCTGCAGGTTAGCTCTGACACAGCAAATATTGTTAAATCTTCCTCTGTTCCTATAGAGCAGTATACAGAGAAAGTAGATCTTAGAGTTAGAGGCAGAGCCATTGCTTTAAAAGTGCAATCTTCTCAAACAGGCACAACATGGAGATTAGGTCTAAATAGACTTGATATTAGACCTGACGGGAAAAGATAATGGCAGATAACCCGCTCCCACGGTATTTCTTTGCCGTACCACCAAAAGAATACGACCAAAACTACATGCGTGAAGTGGTTAGAGCTTTTTCCCTTTTCCAAGAGCAGTTAACAAACCCCGGAAAGGTAACAGCTAACGAGTTAAATTTAAAACCTGAAGGTGGGGGCATAAAGCAGTTTGCTAATAACGTAGAAGCTTATAATGCAGGTCTTCAGCCCGGCGATATGTGGATGCTTTCCACAGGTGAAGTAAGGATTGTTATTGACCCTAATATAGATGTGCCAGTGAGTATTGAGTACTTTAGATCAGGTACGGGACAGGTGGGTCAGGTTATAACCTTTGATGCTTCTGCAGAGATAGATGATGTTATCCATTTTATGGCAGATGGTCAGGTTGGAGGCGCTAATGCTGTTGCTGTTTATAGTATTACAGGTACAGCCGCCGCCGCTACTTCTGGCGTTGGGGCAGTAACTACTGCATTTGCGTACTCTTTTACTGGAACCGCTGCATCTGCTACTTCTGGTGTGGGTACAGTAACTATTGTAATATAAGGAATTGTTATGTCTGATACAGTAATAAATATGCCTGATGGCTCGAAATGGTCACCTTCTTCGTCTACGGATGTAGTGAAGTGTGCAAATTGTGAAAACGAGGTAGATACACCTGCAGAGATTGCATCATACCCTGATGGAGATTGCCCAGATTGTGGAGAGCCTTGGACAGGAAGTGAAGTAAGAAAAACTACAATATCAGTTACAGCACCTGCTAAGATTAGTGGCGCTACCTAATGACACTACCTTCCTTTGGTGTTCCGTTAAGCTTAAACCAAATTCACATTGAAGTTGGTGGTACAAGCGGAACTACGGTTTCTCTAAATGAGACCGATGTCAGAGGTTTAATAAGCAAGGGTCTAAACGCTTCAAATTCTATATCAGATTATTATGGAGCAAGCGCAGCACCTTCTAGTCCAATTATAGCGGGTGATGGGTACTTTTTATTAATGCAGTATGCTCCCCCTTTCACTATGGGGTTGCCAATGGCTATATGGTTTGGACATGCTGTTTTAAAGCTAGGCGGTAATGTAGTAAAAGGAAATTTTGGTAGTTCTTCTTCTTGGAACTCTGGTCAACAAACAAGCCCCGGCACTGTTGCTACCTTCTTTTCTAATCTTACTTATACACACACGGATGGTAACGCTTATGTTCCAGTTACACCCGTAAACCCTAGTAATAGTGCAACTTGGCCTCCAAATGTTCAAAACCCCACTTTTGCACAAAATACTTATGATAACAGAGGTGTACAGTAATATAGACTTTTTAAGGCATAGTAGTATAATGTGTAAGAAGTTTTTGAGAGTATATTGTTATGAGTGATAAACTACCAAAAGTAAGTATTGCTGTAGTCGGGGTTGTAATTGCCCAGATCGGTGGTTTTATATGGTGGACTGCACAGCAAGCTAGTACAATACAAAACCTTGAAGAGACGGTAAATGTTCTAACAGTAGAGAATAACGCTACAGACAGGACAAACCTGATTAGAGATGTTGAGAAAAACTCTGAGGATCTTCAAGAAATAATTGATATATTATCTGAGGTTTATGAAGATTTGGAAGATGGCGATAACGAGCTTTGGGAAGAAATAGATCAAATTCACGAGGATGTCGGTGGGATGGCAGCTCATATGATGGCTATTGTAAAGTTACAGTCTAGGGTGGCAATTTTGGAAAAGACCGTTGAGTTTACACGACAAGATGGAATGTAAAAATCGATCCTTTAACAATTTTAGCAGGACTGAAAACTGGACTCGCGGCCGGCCGGACAATCAGTTCTTTAAGTAAAGACATAGGTAAATTTTTTGATGCAACTGATGCAGCTAAAAAAACGCTGCAGCAAAAGGGTGTGTCTGCTAAAAGCACAAATGCTACGGCATTGGATAGATGGGCTAAGTTACGTCAGGCTGCTGAGGCCGAAGAGGAACTGAAGGAATGGATCACACAGACGTATGGCAGGAGCAAATACTTGGAATTACTCAAAATAAGACGAGAGGTACTTGCAGAGAAACGTGAGGCTGAAGCCCAAGCTAGAAGAGACGCTATACAACGACAAGAGATGATGATTACTATAGTTGGTATCGTTGTATTACTAATATTCTCTGCTGTAGGTGCAGCAGCTTACCTTCATTATATGGGGTGGATTGATGTTAGGAGTTACTTTAGATGATTTATGTACTGGTCTTTATTCAGTTTCTAAATACAGACAATCTAAGGTTCTACCAAATAGCAACCTTTCCTGAAATGAGCCAATGCCAAGAAGAAAAAAAGAAAGCGAGCGTAATGAAAAATCACACAAGCCAAG